CATCGGTTGTATGCGCTGAAGTTAGTGTGACAGCTCTAACGCTAGGAACTGCAACTGCAGTTTACTTTATCCTTCAAGAATCTACTGGTGGCGCAAATTACACCGACGTTTGGGTTTCAGATAGAATAACGGCATCTGGAGGTGTGTACCGTGTTCCTCCTGTCCCAATAGCTGGAAGAAGGAGATGGACATGCTTAAACATTGGAGGCACATCGACAACGGTTACAGCTACAATCACAACGATTGAACTTCCTCCGGGAGCATATGCTTTGGTTAGAGACTTCAAAGACGTAACTGGCATGACAACCGTTTTTAATAACGTCACAAGCTCTGCATCAACATTTTCCGACTTGGTCACATTGAATAATGCAACAGCGCCTTGCCTCATAGAGGGGTGCAAGCTGATTACTGCATTTTTTTCTGTAAGTGGAACGCCTACAGGAATCACAACGGCTCCTGTCGTAACATTAGAAGCATCTCTTGGAACTGGTGGTGGATGGCAAGCATTAGGCACTGTGACAGTAAATGCAGCAGGAGGTTTTGCGATAACAGCCCAGAATTTTGCTTATAGATTTGCAAGATTGCGTGTTTCCACAGCACTTGCAGCAGGCTCCGGAACTTACAACGTACAAGCCGCAACAAACATTTACGCAACCAACTAAAATGAGCATCGAACAGGCACTTTTAGCGGGACTTTCTGGAACCACTACGGCGCTGGTTTGGGCCGTGACAAAACTCTGGGCGCGGTCGGAGGAATGCGAATCCGACAGGCGCGGATTGCGAATCGAAATAGAGAAGTTGAAATCCGAACACGGACACGCGGAGGGGCGCTTGGAAATGTTCCATGCATGCCCGCAGCAGCAGTGTCCGTTCGCAGAACGAAGGAGCAAATGATATGAGAGATTCAAAAACAACCACACTAGGCATCCTCACCATCCTTTCCGCAGTCATTAACGCGGGCCTGCAGTTTCTCAAAACTGGCACGATCGGAGATGCGGCATCGGTATTTACCCAAATCAGCGCTGGCGTCGGGCTGATCGTCGCGGCGGACTCGAAAAAATGAACCTCCTACTTTGGGCGCTGCGGGCGATTGCTGCGGTTCCCAAAATCGCCGGATTCATCCATGAAATCGTTGACGCAATCGTTGAAGCGCAGAGGGAAAACGCTCATGCTGATAATCGCGATGCTATCGATGCATGGTTGCGCGACGACGTCGACGCGGGCGCTGCTGGACGAGGCCAAGACGCTGAACTTTCAGGGCCAGCAAAAACGGTTTGTGGGAAAACTCCTGCACCGGATAAACGATCTGGAGAGGGATAGAAAATGACACTGCCAGAAACAATCCGCGACGTTCAGGAGGCGCTTGGAATCGATGCTGATGGAGTCGCCGGACCAGTGACATGGCGGGCCGTGCATCAACGGATCTGCGGTGCTGCAGTGTCTCCAAAAAACGATTCTCCGCGCTGGATTGCGGATGAACGTAGTGAGAAAAACATCGCAGGGCTGCAGCCGCCTTTACAGGCTATCGCACGCGCATTCCTGAAAGAGTGTGCGCAGAAGGGGCTTGGCGCAAAAATCATTTGCGGATTGCGGACATTTGCAGAGCAGGATGCGCTTTATGCAAAAGGCAGGCAGCATCCGGGCGACATCGTAACAAACGCGCGAGGAGGTCAGTCGTGGCACAATTACGGACTCGCTTTTGACATCGGCATCTTTGAAGGGAAGGCGTATCTCGACAATTCCCCGAAATACGCAATTGCTGGTGAAATCGGAACGCGACTCAGGCTTGAATGGGGCGGGTTTTGGAAATCTCCAGTTGACGAACCGCACTTCCAACTAAGGCCAAAATGGGCGACGGCTATGTCTTCGGCAGAGGTATTCGCAGAGGCGCACCGCAGAATGAAGGCAGGGCTGCCTATTTGCTAAAAAAAATGGCGAATATAACGAGAGTATGGAAGCGGGCGATGTTCGTCGGATGCTCTCACGGGGTGCATGCGGATCCGACAGCGATTGAAGCGGTCTTGAAATTCCGCAAGGCGTGGCGTCCAAATTACTCTGTGCATCTCGGAGATTTCATGGACACAGCGGCATTCCGCAGTGGAGCAAAAGGCAGCACCGATGAATCCGAACCAATTGCGCCAGACGTCGACGCAGGCTTGCGGTTTTTAGAGCAGATGGAATGCACGCATGTGCTTTGTGGGAATCATGAGCAGAGGGTTTTCGATTTGCGGTTTTCCAATTCTGCAATTATCGCGGCGTGTGCGGATGAAGTCGTGCGCGGAATACAGCAAAAGTGCAAGCGGCTGAAAGCATCGCTGCACGAATACACCGGGGTATGGCAAGAGGTTCGGCTCGGGCCGGTTCGGGCAATGCACGGAGTGTTTTTTGGAGAGAACGCAATTCGCGATCATGCGGAATCTTTTGGAATGGTTGTGCATGCGCACACGCATCGCGCAGGCGTTGCTAAAGGGCGCACATCTGAAAACCCAACTGGATGGTGTACTGGCACGCTGACGCAAGTGGAAAACATGGACTATGCCGCCCGAAGACGTGCAACGCTGGCATGGTCACAGGGATTTGTGTGGGGCGAGATAGCAGACGACAAAGCGGTTTTATGGTTGCACGAAAACCCAAGAGGAGCCGAATGGAGAATTCCCATCTAAACGAGAACCTGCAAAAAATTCTCCGTTCGTTAACCGCTCAAGGTGACGAGATTCCGGAGGGGTGGTGGAGTCGCGCAGATTTCCAAAAGGCGACTGGCAAATGCGAGGTACAATCGAATCGCATTATTTCAAGACTAGGACGCCTCGGGTTGTTAGAGACGAAAAAATTTAAGCGGAGAACATTTTTAAACATGTGTTTAATTCCGCACTATAAGTTGAAAGATGGACTTTCGAACTGATGCAGTCGCTTTCGAGATAGCGCAGTTTGTCAGGCGGAGGCTCAGGCCAAAAACTGTCGGGCAGGTTGTCGCAATTATTTTCGGCGCGGACGGCATAGGATACAGGGTGCAGTGGATTGATGACGTAACGGAGCACCACGCCTTCGAACTTTCTGCTGCAGACGAGCCTGCGGAATTCGCGGGAGCAGAAGAGTAGTCGGATTGAAAGCAGAGAATTTCTATGGGGCTAAAATTTTTCTGCATTTTTTTCTGGAACCCGAACGCGGGCAGTATAGAACTGCAATCACCAGCGGCAATCACGCCGATGGCAAAACCAAAAAAACAGCATCCCATGACACTCCAAGAAGCAATTTCCGAGATCATCCAGCACCCAGCCAATACCAACCACACGGGCCTCAGCCTGTGCCCAGAAGTCGGGTGGAGGCTCACTTTTACACCGTCTGACCGGGGCGAGGGCGATGTGATGGTGCTAGCCAAAGAGTCTCTCCAAGAATGGGCCGACGGGCACGAGTGGACCGAACTGCAGTACGCCCTAGCGGCGGACTGGATCCGAGACAACCTCGGGGAGTGGATCCGCCATGAAGAAAATTACACAGAACTGATGGAGGCGGCACTATGAGCGCCATTCTGACACTCTCAGGAGCCGACGTGTTCATGGTTTTCGCCATGGGCTCACTGTCCGGTATCGCCATCGCCGGAGCGCTGCATCAGGCCTGCAGATGGCTCGACCAGCGCGAGCGGGCTGCGCGGTGGGAGAGGTGGCGGGAGCTCGGGATTTTCGGAGAGGAGGCTGGGGAATGACTCGCGACGAACGTTTGACGCTGGCCGGAATCTTAATCGGCATCGGAATGGCAATTTCGGTTTGGTGGCTTAGGAGGGGGTTGTAGTGGGCAAGAAAAAATCAATAGCTGTGTTGACTAGCTGGAGCCTAAAAGGGCAGCCGGTCGCGGAAGTGATAAAAGAGATTGAGAAGCTGGAGCCACATCTCCAGCCTTGGGTTGGCCGGATAGTCTGGTGGGATCGATTCTCGGAAGGGATCGGAGGGGACGCGGATCCGGCCCCGTGGAGGAAGTGGCTGGAACGGAGAGATGACGTTGACGTCCCTCCTGATGATCTGCGAGATGCGCTGATTAGAGTCGGATACACTCCGACATACGCGGGGTTGCGGTCAGGTGCAAAGCTGTGGAATACCGGAAGGCAAAAAGGGGTGCCGGTTGTAACACACAAGCCGCCCCCTGACGGGATAATTTTCCCGCTTGATTTTGGGCACGGAGTTAAAATGTACCGGATCAGTAATGGCAAAAACAGCATCATCTATCAGATGTATCTAGTTGGCCAGAAGGAGCGGCGCCGCCGGAACGGGTCGACGAATTATTGGCAGGTTTTGGAATCGTGCGCCATCGAGGCGCGAAACCGTAGTCGGGCAATTGAGCAAGTCCCGGTGCTCACAAAAACAGAAACACATCAAAATGAAAATTGAAATCAAGCGCGGGAAGATTTCCCGCTCGCAAAAAGTGGTGCTCTATGGACCGGAAGGCGTCGGCAAGTCGACGCTGGCAAGCCAGATGCCGAAGCCGGTGTTCATCGACACCGAGGGATCGACGGCGCAACTCGACGTTGCCAGAGTCGAGGTCAGGGACTGGAGCACTCTATTGGGTGCCGTCTCCGAAATCCACCGGATGCCGGAGTTTGGCACATTGGTACTCGATACGGCGGATTGGGCCGAACGGCTTGCAGTCGTCTCGGTGCTCCAAAATGGCTCTAAAAAGAGC